GACATGTTCTATCGCGCCCGCTTCACCCGGCCGGCAGGTCTCATCTACGCATCGTTCGACCCCGACGTTCACACCTGCCGCCCGTTCCCCATCCCCGCCGACTGGCCGCGCTATCTCGGCCTCGACTTTGGTGGCATCAACACGGCGGCCGTTTTGCTGGCCGAGGCGCCCGACGGCCGTTTGTACCTGTACCGCGACTACCACGCCGGAGAGCGCACGGCGGCCGACCACGTCGCCGCGCTCATGGCCGGTGAGCCGGGTGAGTGCGAGGCGTTCGGCGGCGCACCGGGTGAACAGCAATGGCGTGACGAGTACCGCGCCGCCGGATTGCACATCCGCCGCCCCGTCGTATCGGACGTCGAGGTCGGCATCAACCGCGTTCACTCACTGTTTGCCGATGACCGGCTAATGGTGTTCGACACCTGTTCCGGCACGCTCGACGAACTGGCCACGTACAGCCGCATGACCGACGAGGGCGGCCGGCCGCTGGAGGCAATCGCCGACAAATCGAAATACCACCGGCTCGACGCATTGCGTTACGTCGGCGCGTATCTCGCCCCCGCCACCGGCGCCACGCCGGTCACGGCATATGTCGACATGCCCGACCCGCTGGAGGCATTGGCGTTTTGAGCAACTGGCAAGACGTACGCGGCCCCGACGGTCGCCTGTTGTTTCGGTTCGACCCGGCCCGCATGCTGGTCGAGATATCGGCCAAGGGGCAGTTCTACCTCATTGACCTGACCACGTACATGGCGATGACAGCGGCCGTTATTGACACCGACATCTCGCTGCTTGACTCAGAACGCATGTTCGTTGTAAAATAGCATCAATCGAATATCTTCTTTTGAGCGCCTTGAGCGCCTTACCTGTTTGTGAGCGACCTGATCGCCGCAGGGTAAGGCGCTTTTTCTGTTTTTAATGATATGGGTATTCTGCAACGTATCGGCATGTGGATAGCGGGAATAGGCGGGCGGTCGGAACTGGCCGTCGCGCCTGTTGCCGTCGGCCTGCCGGAAGACGGCACGAGCGCATGGGCGACCGGCGGCGGGGCCAACGACCGCGACTGGACAGAAATGCAGAGCGCCTACAGCGACGCGCTGGAGGCATGGCGCAAACATCCGCAGGCCAAGCGCATCATCGACATCACAACCGACCACGTACTCGGCGACGGTTTTAGGCCTGAGGCGCCGGGCGTGATGGGTCGGTTTATCGAGCAATTCTGGGCGCACCGGCAGAACCGCATGGAGATGCGCCTGCCGGGAATAGTCGACGAACTGAGCCGTGCCGGTGACGTGTTCGTCATTTTGTTTCGCAATCCGGGCGACGGCATGAGCTACGTCCGGCTCGTCCCCAAGTCACTGATACTCAAAATAGAAACGGCCGATAACGACTGGGAAACCGAACTGGCCTACCACGAACGGCGCGGCCCCGGCGAGGAACCGCGCATCTGGCTGTCACCTGCCCATCCCGACGCGGTCGCGGCCGATGCGGTGATGTGCCACTACGCCATTAACCGGCCGGTGGGCGCATTGTGGGGCGAGGGCGACCTGACCTCCGTCACGCCATGGTTGTTGCGATACAGCAAGATGCTGGAGGATCGCGTCCGGCTAAACTGGGCCGCGCGGGTATTCTACTGGTTTGTGAAAGTGCCCAAAGCAGCGGTCGCCGCGACGCGGGCAAAATATCAGGCCAACCCACCCAACCCCGGCGCTATCATCGTTCACGATGACGGCGAGGAATGGGACATGAAGACGCCCGCCCTCAACGCCTCCGACGCGGCCAACGATCTCCAGGCATTGCGCATCATGATAGCCGTCGGCGCGGGGCAGCCGCCTCACTGGCACGGCGACAGCATGGATGTCAACCTCGCCACGGCAACGGCAATGGAGCGCACGGCACTACGCCACATGCGACGGCGGCAGGGCGAGGTGGCCGACATGGTCATCGACTTGTGCTACGTAGCCTACACTCGCGCCCACGGCGCGGGCATGGCTCGGCGCACGCCGAACCGCGACCTCATCACTATCTCATTGCCCGACCTGAGCCGTGATGACAACAAGCTGCTGGCCGAGGCGGCCGGTGAAATGGCGGCCGCGTTCAACGGGCTTGACGCCGCGCTGAAGACCGGCAGCCGCACCTTGCGCGAGCGGACATTGCGCCACTTCTTCCAGTTCGCGGCCGAGACGATGGACGCGACGGAAGTGACGGCAATCCTCGACGAACTGGACGAGGCGAAAGCCGCCGCCCCGCCGCCGGTCGCCGATAAACCGGTCGACGATGACCTGACCGACGATGAAACGCTGTCGGCAAT